TGCCGATGATTTTGGTATCGGCAAGTCGGCTGCACCAGCCGCCGCTGCCGCCGAGTCCTCAGACTGGTAAAAATCGGGGGGCGAAAGCGGATGCTGTCGCAATTTCTGTAAAGCACAGACGCAGCGAGTAGCCCCCACCTTTAAACAGTCTGCTTTGTTTTGGCTGGCGCAGAATCTTCACTGGCTGATAAAAGCCGATCAAGCGCAGCAGCCAGTGCATGCACCGACTCCCACAAAGGCTTCACAGACCCAGACATCCAGCGGCTCACCTGCGGCTGCTGGATGCCAGCCTCACGGCAGACGGCATTCATCCTAATCCCGTGTTCTCTGGCCTTATCCCGAATATCTTGTACTGATTGCATAGGTGTATTTTAGCAACAACAGATCAATTTATTGACTACTATGCGAATTAGTTTATTTGATGTAAACTTCGTAACACTACTAACTCAAGGGGACAACATGAACAAATTAAGCAATCGTGCCGAGGCGGCACTGGACTACCTGCTGGTGCTGGCCATCGGCTGCGGCTTGGCAATGGCCTTGGTGGCATGGTGGTCAGCATGAACAAGACGCCGCCCCCATCATTGAACAAGACGCTCGGGGCGTATGTCCCTGTTGAACTGAAACCCTTCATGGGCAGACCTGGTGCTATGGATGCGTTCAAGCTGCCGTCCTTGATCGGGAATTTGCGTACATACAGAAAAGATGCAGACAAGCTATGAGTGAGCCAGTTCTTGAGCCAGCACTGGTGGCCGCCATCGAATTGATGGACGATCTGCTCAGCCCAGAGGTCTATGGCCATGCGATACCGGCAGACGCCCACGCTCGGGCCTTTGTGGTGCGTGCCATGCTGCGCCGTGAGTACACCCGCAGGATGCAAGATGCGCGGTCTAAAGCCGGTCTATAGAGCCGGCATCATCCGGCTGTTGAGCATTGGCCCGTTGAGCGTGGCCGAGATCTCCGTGCGTCTGCCCTGCGCACTGGTCACTGCATACGACAATGTTCGCGCACTGCGCAAGGCCAAGGTGGTGCGGGTGCATGGCTATGAGAAGTCCGGCAACATGACCACGGCCCTGCTGACGCTGGGCAGTGAGCCAGATGCACCAAGGCCGCTGTCGTTCACCGCCGCCGAGCGCATGCGCAAAAAGCGCCACAAGATGTCGGCTGACGATAAAGATTTTCTGAATGCACGCCGCCGTCAGAGAAATCGAAAGATCAAGATCGACCCACTGACAGCGGCATTTTTTGGGGCTAGAAATGGAAATTGAAATTACAGTTGATGGCAAAACACTCAAGACATCGCGGTCTGGATTGTTGGCCTTGTTAAAAGTCAGCGCTGAAATTATGGACAGCGGTGATGTGTATCCATTCTTTGATGGAGACTATGCAAAAGAAGACCTGGAACAGGCCAGGTCTTTGAGCATAGAGATCAGAGAGCTTATTGATCCTCTTCTGGCGTAAATCCCAGTAGGCCAAATGGGGCCGCACTGTACATCGGCGCTCGTTTACGAATAAACGCATCAAGAACCTCTTGCGGAGTTTGATTTGTAATTCTGGCAGTTCTTTCAATTGACTGATTGATGTGTTCCATCATCGGCATGCCTGGGACACCCTTCAGCCCTTTCCAAGTTACATCTTGGAAGTTCCCTGGCTTGACCCCGTACTGGGCTGCCAAATCGTTAACCACTTGCTCTGCAACCCCATAAGAATCACCAGCCGGAGCTTTTAGAGCAGGATAAATTCCTGTCATCATTTGCTCATCAATCGTGGCCCTGTTCATATCACCCAAGAAATTACCCGAGAAATCAAATCGCTTGGGCGTTTCTTTTGCGCTTAGACCAGCGCCCTGGTTGATGACCTTGTCATACATGGCCATGTTGCCAGACGCAAATCTGCCGCCAATTGGATATGGCAAGTCGTATGCATTTTTAGGAATGGCCGTTCCCTGTTCTCTCAAATAGTTGCCATAACTTCCCATCAGAAAGTTGGATGTTGGATCTGCACCACCTGTGGTGGCCGCCATAGCATCTGCAAAATCATTTTTAAATCTTGCTGCGCCCTTCTTAGCTCCGAGTCTTTTTATGTACTCTTCTTCAAGCTGACCCATCGCATACCAATTTTCAGCATTTGGGTCTAATCGTCCAGCCTCATACGCTTTCGACAATCTACTGCGCGACTCAGGTGTGTCATACATTGCTTTGTACTTCGCAATTGTTTCAGCCTTTGCTGGCAATGCTTGGGTCAATGTTTCGCCCTGCAAATTGTATTTTGCTGGGTCTGCAAAGAACCTTTTCGACACATCGAAATAAGGCGTGTAATTTCCTTTTTCAATGTCTCTTTGGGCTGCTGTACTTGCTTTTTGAACCAACTTTGCTTCTGGTGAAAGTTGTTTTGCCAAGTATTCTTTTTGCTTTATTTTGTCAAAAGCCAAAACTGGCGGTAGCCTGTCTGGATATTGAGTCCTCATTTTTACTGGATCAAATCCAAGATTTTTAATGCTTGCACCAACTGGCAAGCCTTTTGTAATTGGCGCTAAGAATGGTGCAAGCTGTGCGGCAAGACCCAGGCCATAAGCTGGACGGGCCACATTCTGGATGGACTCATACTGAGGATGCAAAACACTAAACCCCATCTCATCAGGCGCAGTACCAAGCAGGCCGGAGACGGCAGCATAGGTGCGCGGGTCTGGCAGCGTATTGACATCACGCTGCGCGGCCAAGGCTCTGGCCCTTGCACCTTGGCGCTGGATGTTGGGGTTGCCAAAGAATGGCATCAATTCTTCATCAAGCAGGGCCATGTTTTACTCCGGTGTTGCACCAATGATTGATCCGTAGCCAAGTTCTTCGGCCTTCTTGCGCAGTGACTTGGCCAGTGGCTCGACCTTCATTATGTTCGCCTTGCTCATCAAAGATGCGGCAAGCTGCGGGTCAAGCATAGCCTCAACCAAGAGATTCTGCACCTGCTGGTCGGGCAGCTTGTACAGCCAATCCAATGGGCGGGTCATGGTGCGCAGCGTGGTGTTGTCGGCCATCGACTCGCTGAACACTCGGCCAATCAGGTTACCCATGCTCATGTTCTGGAAAGTGTTTGAGCCTGGTGCGCGAACACCTGGCGCTGTTGACGCTTGGCCTCGGTTGATCTCGTTGATGATGTTGTCAATCTTTCTCTGTGCAGCCGGTGACAGATCAGTGCCAAGCTCTTCCCGCTTGGCCGCCAACTGCCTGCGCAGTGCAGCCGCCGCCAGCACAGGCTCACCCGTCATTATGTTGGGCTGGCCTGTCGTGACCTTGCTCTGGATCGCTTGCAGCAACTCCATCTGATCAATCGGCTTTGATGACTTGGCAAACTGCTCCATGTACTTGCTGAATCCTGGCGCACCAGACTCAATAGTCCGGTCAATGACGGGCAGCAGGTCGGCCAACTGACCACGCGCCAAGCGCAGGTTGGCCAAGTCGCCGGACAGCTTGCCAGCCATCGCATCGGTGATGTCCTTGCGCACGCTGTACAGCGCCATCGGGTCAATCGTTCCCGTCTCTGGGTCTACGCGCTTGGCCAGTAGGTCGGACACATACTTCATGGCTTGGTCAACTGTCTGGCGCTGGGTTGCCGGATTGCTGGTGATGCCCTGAATGGCTGCGGCAACTGGCTCGACTGATACGGGTGGCGCATTCAAAAATGCCTGCTCACGCATTGGCGCTGTGATGCTGGTTCGCTTGGCTTGGGCGTAGGGGATAGAGCCAGATCGGCCAGCAGTACGCTCAAACGCATCCATCAAAGCCTGCTGGTTGGCAGACAGCCTTGCGCCAAACAGGTTGGACGGGTCAAATGTGGCAGACCGCAGGGGCGACTCAAGGCCGGCAAGACCAGGGTCACGCGCACTGGCGGCAGTGGTCAGTTGCACACCTGGCACTGTTGGCCTTGCGGCTTGCAAGTTGGCAATGGCTCGCTCTGGATCTGTTGCAACATTGCGCAGCACATTGCCGACCATGACCTCGCGGCCTTGTTGAGTGAAGGGTTGCACCAGCGACTTGGGGACATTCATTGCACGCTGGGTCAAGGGCAGGCTCGGGCCACCAGGTGCGGCCATGCCGGCCAGCATAGCCCCGCCAAGCTGGAGCGCTGGAGGTGCGCCACCCTCGCGCAAAGCACCAGCGGCAGTCGATGCTGCCAAAGCTGCTGCGGTCTGAGCCTGTGGGCTTTGGGCAAAGAACTGAGCAACATCACGCCCCATCTCCGGCAGCATGGGCGCGACTTGTCCAGCGACCTTGGCCACACCAGCCGTGCCATAGCCAGCGCCACTGATGTCTTGGACTACGCGCTCTTGCGCTGTCCTTGGCTCTGGGAAACCCATGCGTCTAAGGTTGGTTTCAGTGGCCCTTGTCATGGTCGGCGCATTCGTGCCAGCGGCCAAGTTAAACAAATTCACCAAAGGATCGACAACCATCGGCAGCAGGCCACCAGCGGTCATGGCAGCTTGAGCCATCGGGCGCACTGCCAAGCCAACTTCACGGCCAAGTGTGCTTGGAGCTTGCACTCCAGCAATCTGCTTTAGTTGTTCAATTGGCGTGCCGTTAACGAATGCAGCAATTTGATCATCTGTTGCCTCTGCTGGAAACTCAAGCGTTCCAATGCCTTCGATGTTGATTTTTTTCATACGGCCTCATTTAAAGACAAATTTAGTGCCGTCCCATTGCATGGTTTTGCCAGCGCTGACAGGTGGCTTTTTCATAACTGATGGAACAGTGGCCGGTGCGCCAAGTGCAGTGTCAAGGTTTTTGAATCCGTAAGTTTTGCCAAACTGTTCGTACTCTGCACGCTTGTTGTTGTAAGCCTGACCAGCGGCAGCGTAGAGTTCATTGGACAACCTCTGGAAATCTTCACGCTGAGTAGGTGTCAGCTTTTGTCCGGTCATCAAGTTGTTGAAGTAATTCTGCAAAAGATCCATGCGACCAGCAGCGGCCATTGCAATGCCAAGCTCAGACTCACGCACGACAGAGCCAGGATCAAGCAACTTCATCACCTTGGTAGCGCCAGCGACATCACCGATTGGTGTGCCTTGGGCAAGTGACGATACAACTTGGCCGTATGCAGACTTCATGTCGCTAAAGTCTTTGTAAATCGGCTCTTGCTTGAATGCACCGCTGAGCTTCATCTCGTTTTCAAAGCCCTTTTGCCCACCTGTCATGTCCACTGGAACTCTGACATTGACATTGCTTGCCCCAGCCTGCCTCAACTTCACAATATTGTCAAAGGTGACGGGCATTCCGGCATCTTTCAACAATCTGGATTCTGTTGGTGATGCCTCTGGCTTGTCAAGCAGGCGCAAGTTTGCCAAAGTAGGGGCTAAGCCCAAAGCGTTTAGAGTCCTAATGGCTTCTGGTGATGCCTCTGGCTTGGTGGCGTCCAGCGCAAACTGCAAACCCTCCTTGCGTGACAAGCCTTGCATCAGCGCAAGCTGCTGCGGGGTCAAGTTAGCAAATGGGCCAGTTGCTGCTGGCCTAGCAATCGGCGCTGACACACCCGTCAGTGGCTGCATTGCTGGCTGCATTGTTGGCTGCATTGCTGGCGCTGGCTGGCCGGCTCTTTTCAGCATTTCAAAATAGTCCACATTGCGCTGACGCTCGTCTTGAGCCTCTTTCAGCTTCTCGCCGACCATCAGATCCTGCACCGAGCCAGCACGCGCTTGGCTGTAGCCCTGCTGGCCAGCTTGCAGTGCCGAGCCAAGGGCTTGTCCCAAGCCGATGGGGGTAGTGCTGCGGCCACTGGCTTGCAGCAGTGCAGCAGCCGCTGACAGGGCAGCGTTGCGCCCCATCAGCTTGCGCTGGTCTTCACTCAGCAGCGCATCAAGACCAGTGGGCGTGCCGCCCATGCCGCCGCCAAACATGCTGCCAAGATTTGAAAAGTCAAAATCTGCCATTTTTATCCCCTATCAAATTAGGCCGAGCAGTGCGCCAAGTCCTGCACCAGCGCCGCCACTGATCGCGCCGCCGCTAAGACCGGCCAACTGAGAGCCAGCTAAAGCACCGCCCAAAAGACCCGCACCGACATTTCGGCTGTACGGAGTTTGTGTGCTGCCGCCCAAGTTGGCAGGGTTTGCACCAAGTGCCGACTGCACAATGCCAAGGCGTTGCAGGCCGATGTTGCGGAGGGCATCCATCTGCTGCTGCTCAAAAGCCTGACGCGCACCGCCCAAGGCCAGCACATTTTGGCCGCCTTGGATGTTCTGACCCCGAGCGTACTGAGCCAACTGTGCAGCTTGGCCATAGCCTTGATTGCGCATGTTCGCTGACAGGTCAGCGGCCTGCTTCAAGGCAGCGGCATTGGTGAGTGAGGATTGCACACCTTGGCGTGAGCCGCCAAAGGCTTTGGCTTGTGTGGCGGCCTGACGATCTCTGATGTCCTGCATCTGGCGGCTTGATTCAATATCGCCAAGGCTGCGGTCAATGACTTCTTGCTGGTACGGATTCATAAAGGCGTTGATGTCCTGACCAGTAAACGGGGTCAGGGATTGGTTGACCACCGCCCTCTCACCGGCTTGATACAACGGGTTGTACCCAGCAAACTGCTGGACGGGCAATGCACCTGCGACATTTTGAGCCTGACCAAAGTTTTGAAGGAATGCCTCTTTGATCTGTGGATCAATTGAAGTTGACGATGTTTGAGTTCCACCTTTAGACATTTTCAATACCCCTTAAATTTGCCAACCGCATAGCACAGCGGCTCAAGAACAAAACGATAAGCGCGGCCAATTGGATCACGCTTTGTGCCACGCATCTCAGCGCGTAAGTCAAGTGACCTGTGACGGGCGCAACTCTCAAGGAACTTGCGCACCATCAGGTTGACCTTGCCGTCACCCTGCTTGAAGCCAAAGTCAACCAGCGGCAAGAACAGCGCGTGGTAGCCGACTTCGTGCGCCTTAGTCAACTTGCTTTCTGAGTACTTGAGCCAGACTGCGTTGCGGAACGATCCAAAGCCGTACTCTTGATTCATGGCCGTGCAGACTATCTTGCTGCCGCCATCACCGCCGCCGCCACCAGCCGCCGCATCAGCAGCAACCGCCTCTGCATCAGCAGCAGCCGCCATTCCTGCGGCAACATTATTGTCCTGTTGTGCCGCAGCCTCTGCATCAGAGGCCACTGCCATTCCGGCGTCAATATTATTCTGTTGAGCGCTTGGATAACCTGCATTCATGGCGGCAATCTCACTGCCTCGGAAACTCTCTATTGCGTTTTGATATGCGGCAGGGTTGACGCCCATTGCAATCAAACCCTGTTCGCTCACAAAGCCAGGATTAAAGTAATTTTGCAACAGTCCAAGTGATGTGTTCCCAAAAAGACCTTGGCCCATTTGAGTAATGGTGGCCATTGTTGGGTTTGCTGCGTAGTAGCCAGCCTGTTGCGCAGGAGTCATGCTTTCCCAGCCTGGGTTTGAACTGACCCCTGTGCCGCCATCACCATAATTAACGCTGCCACCCCCGCCAAGAAGGCCGCTAAGATTTAGGCGGCTGTTTGATCCTGTAAATGCGTTGTTGTACATGCGCGGGTCGTAGCCGCCAAGTGCGCCACCGGATGGGTAGGCGTATGGATTTTGCCGCACTGGCATCTGAGACATGATCTGCGAATATGGATCACCACCGCCCATCTGACCCATGATCTGCGAGTACGGGTCAGCCCCCACATTACCGCTAGGTAAGGGCATAGGCTCGGGCTGGTTGTACGGCAAAAATTGACGGCGCTCAAAGTCGCCAATGCCAGCATCATCTTGTCCACCTAGACTCATATCAACTCCTTTGAAAGAATAAACCACTGCGGCTCATATCCCTCGTCTTTTAAAAATGTACGCTCCCAGCCTTTGCGCCCTGCAAGCGTCACCCTTGTACATCCAACAGACTTCCCCCATGCCTCGATGTGGGGCCGCATTTGCTTGAGTTCATCAAGATTGCCACCAGCAAGAAAAAAATGTAAATTTTTTAGCTTCGGATAAACAAGAATCTCTGTCACCACCGCTGAACTTTGACCAGGCCATAACTGGTATCGATCCGACATTATCCCAGCCGCTATGTCATCCAGTGTGTGCGTCCCACCACTGTATTCTAAAGCCGCATCAATCCATTGGCGACACCGGTTGATCTCAAAAATTCTATCCGTCATCGCTTGCTGCTGGCCACCGCATCCAGCCGCATCACCCCGATGCGCCAATCAGCCAAAACCGCACCCGTCACCTTCACATTGACCTGCCGAGCCACAAACCGGACATCCGTAGGGTTGGCCGCCGTGTATGGCCCAAAGGTGGACTGAGCGCCTGTCGGGTAATTACGGGTTTTAAATGAAACCACCGCCTCGCCAAGTGTCTGCTCGTCTGGGACAACTTGCCGCACCGACATGAGGTTGTCGCCATTGCCAAGCTGCACTGGCCCAGACTCAGCGTAGATGCTGGCGCTGTCATAGGCAAAGCCCACTTCATGCTCGTAGATGTAGCCATCAGATGAGACCAGCAGCGGGTTGGTGAACACACCCGCATCAGTGCCGGCAGTACGGGCCAATAAGCCTATGTTCCAATGGTTTTCGCGGTAGTTGTAGGTGACATAACTGTCATTCTCGTTGCTGCCGCTGCTTGGGTAATACCACCAGATCTCGCCAAATTGGCTGTTGTGGACAGCGTACACCTTGGACGCTTGGTTGAAGTTCATGTTGCTGAACACATAATCCGACACATCGCTTTGCAGGGGTTTGACATATCCGTCATAAGTCCAGAAACCGGACTTACTCATCCAGATGGCAGCCGTGTCAATGGCCGCCACAGCTTGGGCCGAGATCAGGCCGCAGCCAGATCCGGCTTTCTCAAAGCCATAAACAAATGGTGCGCCGATGTACACCGCCGTGTGTACATCCACATCTGTAAAGAGCAGGTTGACACCCTTGACGCGCTTACCGGCCAGCAGAGTGCCAGGTGTGGCCAACTCATAGTCACCCGCCTGATTGGTGGCCAGTGGCGTCCAGACTGTATTGTCCTCTTGATCCGACCACTGCACCTTGCGGGGGTTGCCGCCAGCGCCAAGTGCAAACAGGATGCGCTCGGCAGTGACCAGAAGAGCCTTGTTGCCAGTTGGCGCGTTGGTGATGGCCGCAGCCAGTGTCGGGGTTGTAAAGCCAAGCTGCCACTCGTAGAGCTTGCCGTCAGCGCTTGAACAGGCCACCAGATACTCGCCCCATGTGTCAAGTGACCATGTGGTGGCTGGGATCAGTCCACCCAAGTCAGGTCGGGCCACGCCATAGGCGTATGAGCCATAAGTGCCGTAGCCGTAGCCGGTTTTGATCGTGGCACTGGCAATGCCGGCAGTGATGCCGGTAGGGGTAATTTCTTTGAGTGTCCCAGCCTCGTTCATGGCGTAGAGCTTGGATTGCGTACCAGCGGCAATAAATCGCTCACCGCTATTGTTGCGCCAAGTGATGAACCCCCTGCACAGACCCGTCATCTGGCTTGCCGAGCGCTTCCTCCAGCCGCCCACTGGCCGCAAGGTATTCTCGTACCAGCGCACCAGATTCGCGTCATACCAGCGGCCTGCTGCTTGGTACTCTGTGCCGTTTCTGTAAATGCCTGGTGGTAGTTTTAGTGGGATGTACATGGCTATATTGTCGGTAGGTTGGACACAAAGCTCATCGTGACGATGGCCGATGGCACTGCTGGTCGGGTTGGGCTGGCGCTGGCAGCGTACTTCTCAATTTGAACACCGATGTCGGTTGGCCTCCACATGATTTCAACATAGTCACTTGCATTCAAGCTCACAAAGTAATTTATGGCCGCAATGGTGTGATACGGATCTCCAGCACCCTTTCGGGGCGCAAAGCCAAATCGACTGTTTGAGTTGGCCACATTTGTGCCATTGACCCGAAACCAAATGTCCACATCTTGCGAGGAATTTGTCGTATTTGTAAGCTGAATGGAAAACTGCAAGTTCCAGATCCCGCTGTCGGCCACTGTGATTCGGCTGTTGCTGGCTATTGTCACGCCATTGCTGAAGTCTGTCGTGTTGAATGTGACGGCGTAGGCCGTGGTGGTGTTGGCCGCTGTCTGGTCGGTTGAGTCTTGAAAAGCCCCATGAGGGTTATTCATAAACTTGCCGCCCCTTAGCCCAAACAGTGACCCAAGGACGGAAGTTATTTTTCTGGAAAAAATGTTCAGTGCGCCATTGTTCTCGTTCAAGTTCCGGCGCTCGTACACCTCTGGTGGATAACCCAGAGGTGACAGTGAAGGCGTCTCTAATTGTTGCTTTACATTGGCCATGACATGATTATTCCACTTTTGTCATGTCAGCGCGGCTTTGCTGACCCCGTTAAACCGCCATATACAGCCCAATGTTGGCTGCGGCGTAGCCGGCGTAGACGATCCCCATCGGGATGTTGCCCTTGTAAAACTGCTCTACGGCAATGCCGGCGTAGATCACTGTCACCAGAATGATCAGCCAGCCACTCATAGCTCAGAGACATCAATCACTTCGCCACGGAATTCAACGCACCCATTGCCAAAGTCGTGTACAAGTTCCGGCCACAGCAGTTGGCCGTTAAAGAAGGTCAGGATGGCAAACCCGCTGCGCCAGTTAGTGGGGTTGTCTTCCAGATAATCGACAAACTGTGGGCCGCTTGGGTCGGCCAGCGTGCCAGTGTCAACCCCAAACCTGTTGCCGTTGTAGTCAGCAAATGGAGTCACTTTTAGGCTGTGCAGGTGGCCAGTGACGATTGTCTTGCCAGAGCCGACAGTGTTGTTGTGCGTGGCGTGGATGCCGCCCTTGTACCTGTGCTTGACGCACACATCCTCAGTCGGCCAGCAGGCCCAGCAGGATAGCCATGCCGGAAAGTGATCTCTAAGGGAAAACCCTTTGACGCCCTCAAACTCATGGGCGTTGGCGGCAAGGCGGTTTTCAAACCGGCTGTCATGGTTGCCCATCGCCCAGATCAGTTTGGCCCGTCCAGCGTCCTCCTCAATCTCGCCCAAGCTGGCCTCACAAGCCTTGAGTTCTTGGATGATGCTGGGCTTTGTATCCCATCCGATACGGGGGAATCGGCTGATGGACGCGCCGTCAAAGGCGTCACCATTGTTGATAACCGCCTTTGGCTTGAATTCGCGTATTGCCCACAGCAGCCCTTTGAAGGCCGTGGTGCGGATGCCAGGCCAGAAGTGGGCATCGCTGAACACAATGACTACGCCGTTTTCAATTCCAAGTTGATGACGCGCCGCATGATTATGGGCGGTCTGTAAATGCTTGTAGTATTTGCTGCGGCTCTTGTCCGCAGCCACCAGTTGGATTTTGTGCCTCTGCTCAATTACCCTGCGCCGCTGATGGACATTTGACACATCAACATCAATGATTTTAGAAATCTTGGCGGCAGAGCCTAGCGTCTTCCAAAGCTCAATGAATTCAGCATCTGTGACTCTTGGTAAAGGCATGTCATTCCCTTGTCAACATGCGCTCAAGCACATTTATTACTCGGTGTTCGGCTGCTTCAATTTGCTCATCAGATGAGCCTCTGTCGGTTGCGGTTTCAATCAGGTCGTGCATCAAGACATGCAAGCACTCATGCAGTGCTGTCTTTTTCAAGGTCTGTGGCGTGATCTTCTCAGCGCCAAAGTCACCAATCCGGTAAGTCGCCAGCCGCGCTGGTTGGTTAAATTCAACAGACGCCATCGCGCCCTTGGCCGGCTTTGAGCCGCGCTCAATGCGCCAATCACCCAGCGACAACTCCTCCTGCCAGTGCCACATGCACTGGTCGAACAAAAGCACCTGCTCGGCGCTGGGCATGTTCTTGACGGGGTTTCTCATGGTCGCCCTTGTTGCTGCAACCTGCGGAGGATACCGCCGGCTTATTACCGCCTCATGTCAGGCCATCATCTTTTCGGCGTCTTTGGATACCTCGGCCACGCGCCGACCCCAGCCCTTGCCGAATGTCTCCCATGTGGGTAGGGCTTGCAAGAAACTCAAGCGCTGGGCGTTGTAGTCCTCGACCAGCTTGCTGGCATCTATGCTTGCGACCTTCTCCAGCGTCTTTGGCCCGATCATGCCATCTTCTGGCACGCCCAGCACCCTTTGCAGCATCTTGGCAGCGCGGCCTGGGCCGGAGTTAACGGCCAGATCAAAGACCGCCATGTCCACGCCGGTTGGCAGATCATCGCCGCAGACCTTGTCCCAATACTTCTTTTTGTACATTGGGCCGACAACTTCGGGGGTCAGCGCACGCATGGCTTTTTCGTCCACCTCATGCCCGACCCACTCCTCCCAGACGCGCTTGGTCACGCCAAGGTTGGTCATGCCGCCAGGGTCTTTCGGGTGGTTTACAAAGCCGCCTTCATGGTGCAGCACTGCGGCCAAGCACTGGTCAAAGTTTTCTTTCATTTCTTAGCTCGCATTTCCATGATCTTCTCAGCCGTTCTGCCACCGAAATATGCGAGGAACACTATCTGGCCCCAGCTACCTAAGAGATTTACATAGCTCTCTTGTGCGTTGTATCCAAATGCAGACATGGCGGTAAACAAAAAATAAGCGGTAAAGATCGCAATCAGCGCCATTGGTCTGATATTCTTTGACAGCCAAGAGTCTGATGCCATGTCGGCAGTCCAGCGGTCAGTGGTGTTTTGCTGCTCCACCTCAAACAGCTTGGTGTCGTTGGCCATTTTGGCCAACTCGCCGTCTTGCGCCATTTGTGCAAGTTCAAGTTGCGCTTTTGCTTTGGCTTGCGGATCTGGAATCAATTTGTCAATCAGCTTGCCGCCGACTTCAAGTAATGCTGTAAGAGGAAACATGTTTTACCTTTTTAACATTTGCCGCCGCACTGCTGCTGCATCACCTCAAAGATCAGCCATCCCAAAAAACCCAGAAGAGCGCCGAACACCAGCACCATGAGAACAAAGGTGATGAGTTCATCAATATCCTTCTTGTGCCGTGCAGCAGCCTCGCGCTCACGCCGTGCATCATGCGCAGCCTCTTTGTCCATGCTATTTGCACGGGCCACGATTTTGGCCCAGACATCCATCTTGTTGCTTTGAAAGAAGAGCATTTTTACCTCCTCCTCAAACGCCCTGGCCTGCTCAATCGCAAGCTCAAGCTCAATGGCCTTGCCCATTGCGCTGCCCTTAAAGCCGCCCGTCTTGGACTGCTGGACAACTTTGATGGCATCTGACTTGGCACTGAAGAACTTGCCAAGTACAGGGCCGAGGCTTTCGACATCCTGCACTGTCTTGGCAGCAGTCTTGACCAGCTTGACGGCAGTGCTGATCGCCGCTAGCGCTGTGAACGGATCGATCATTTCTTGACCCTCCACTGGAGACACCACACCAGCAGCCGGTCAGATGACCACGACCAGCGCACGCACTCAAAGGCCGGTGCTGGGGCTTGGACTGCTGGCGGTGGTGGCGGCAGCGCGTCCATCTCAGCGTGCCTTGAGGTGATCCCAGAATGTCACGACAGCGGCCAGCAGACCGCCCAGCCAGAGCAAAGGCTTGGCCAGCTTGCTGAGTGTCTCCAGCACCTTGAATGCGCCTTGGGCGGCAGCGAATGCCGCCGTCACATCCTTGGTGTTCTCGGTCAGGGCATCCACCTTCACCTCGACAGCCACCAGGCGGTCGTAGATCTCTCGGTGGGTGATGTCTTCGGTCATGCCAGTTGCTCAATGATGGTCTTCAATGCAGCTACATCAGCGGCAGCGTCAACAGCGGTTTGCATGTCAGCGTACTTGGTACGGATAGCCGCACGGGCAGCTTCAGCAGCTACAGCCTCTGACGGGATGGTGGCCTTGATGTCCAGTGGTGCAAACTCAGCGGCACGGGCTGTCCTACGCGCATCATGCGTGATGGTCTTGGCTTTGGTTAGGTTGACAGTAATCATGCTGTGTACTCCCATGCGTTGCGGAATGTTCTGTCTGAAGGGATGTCTGCCACATCCACGATGGCGTACTCAGCGCCCTCTGGAATGTCTTTCATACAGGCTACGATGGTGTCAGCGGGGATGATGACGGCAACGCCGCCGTCTGTGGTTTTATAGATGATTCTTTGGGTCATAGTGTTCTTTCAGCGGAAAAATGAAACACAAACAAAATTACAATCTGTCAGTGTAAAACTTGCAGTTTGGACGGCGGATATTTGATACGCAGAACTTGTGCGTGTTGCCCGTGACGAAGCGCTTTCTCGTACATAGGCATTGTTACCAGCAGTTGTATCTACCGTTTCTGTCCCTACAGAATAATTTGCATCAGGCAAGGCGGTTGTAAAATTAACTGTGTAATTACCAACACCGTTATCCGTAATACTTGACACATTCCCACTAGCACGAATAGCCACAGTGCCAGTGCCGTTGAAGTTCACCCATGCGCGGCAAGGATAAATAGGCGCTGTCCCAGACACAGTGGCAAACTGTGCTGAGTCGATGTTTGGCGTTGTCAGCGTGGGGCTGGTCAGCGTCTTGTTTGTTAAGGTGTCTGTGGTCGCTTTACCAACCAAAGTATCGGTAGCAGCAGGCAGCGTAAGAGTTGTAGTGCCAGCCACCGCAGTAGCCGCCAATGTAGTATTGCCTGATGTAGCCCCCCCAAACCTCGTAGTCCCAGTAAATGTCTGAGTACCAGAAGCAGTCAGCGTCCCAGAAGCAGTCAGCGTTCCGGCCACCGCCAATGTCTTACCAGAACCGACATTCAAGCCAACACTTGTGCCTGTACCGGCTGCGGCAAAGATTGAGTCCACCGAGTCCAGGTCGGTGTTTATCTTCGTCCCCCAGGTGTCTGTCGATGCGCCTACCTCTGGCTTCGTCAGCAGTAGGTTGGTGGTGGTGGTATCTGCCATGCGTTACTCCTAAATGGATGTCCAAGTCTCTGAATTATCAACGATTGAGACCCAAGTTTCTGCACTGTCGCTGATCGGTGTGTAAGTTTCTGCTGAATTGGGAATTGCCCCCCAGCCAAAGCCGAACATAGTGCCGACAGCACCGGTGGCCGCATTGCCGCTAATCTCAACTGAAATGACGCCGACAGCAGTGCCAACTGCTCCCGTACCCGCAACACCAGTGATAGCTTGGAACGATATGACCTCGGCCAACATTGTCCCGACAGCACCCGTGGCGCTGTTGCCCGTGACAATTGGCGATACAAAAACGGATTGAACAGCACCTGTCGCCGCATTGCCGGTGACGGCAAGGGATACAGTCGGCCCGACTGTGCCGACATTACCAGTGGCAATTGTCCCGTCCTCTTGGACAGACCTGCTGGCCAGCAAATTGCCAACAGCACTAGTCGCCTGGTTGCCGCTGATGACAACATTGCCTATCCCGTAAGCGCCCCTGCCGTAATAGCCTGTCCCATAAGCAGCCATGCCGCTGCCCCTTGGTTAAGCCAGCCGAATCAGGCCGGTGCTGGCATCGTTGACGGGCATGGTCAGCGTGAATGTCCCAGCGGTCACTGTCTGTGAGCCAAAGGTGTGGACGCTGACTGCCTTGTTTGACTGAGTGCTGTTGTAGATCAGGACAGCATCAAACGCCGTGGACAGCGTGACAGCAGAGTAACTGATGCTGGCGCTGGGGGTCACAAACGCTGTCGTTCCGCTGGTGCTTGGGGCAGTACCAAAGGTCACTGTCACGCCGCCGGCAGTGTAGCCAGTGCCTGTCACCTCGTTGGTGGAACTGTACGCCGTGGTGGCTGCATTGACAGTGGCAGATGCCAAGTACAGCGCAGCCTTGAAGGTGTCGGCAGTCGTTGCTGCACGAATGACGCCAGTGCCAAAGTTGTGATGACCGACCAGCAGTTCACCTTTGAAGCTGGTGCAGAGGGCTTGAGTATTAGCGATGATATTTCCCCTTAAATTTGTTCAGTGATGCCATCAGTAAAAACACCGCGCTTCAGCGCCATGTGGACGGATCGATGCACCAACTCTTCGCCCAGCCAGTACTCGACCCAAGTCGTTGTCTCGGTATCGTTCTCCACAGACCCCTCACGCTTTTCAAGCAGTGATTCGTCCATCTCGCCTTTGGTGGTCGTAATCATATTCATCCAAAAGTTTTTGCACGGGTAAGCAATGCACCGCCTGATGTCGCTCCTCGGTCATCAGCGACTTGCAAATCAGTCAAGGCACGCTCATACAAACTTGCCCACACCTGAATTCTATTGTCATCTTGAAGGTATGGCGCAGCTTGCAGCAGACTTCCGTACAAATAGGCGTCTGGGCTGGACTCCAAAATAAAGTTGGTTGCGACTGACGCCGACAACTTGCTTATTTTTGCGTAGTAAGTCAACTCAGTCGCATAGTTTGAGTCTGGTGTTGGGACAAGTCTGAATTGTTGGCCGACCACGCCAAAGAAACTTGGCCTGCCGCTGGCTGTGAATTTTGTTGCCTCTGCATCCAGCGCATCTATCGTCATAAACGACAGCGGGGTAACGGGATTAGTGCCACTCAGCTTGAAGGACTTGACCTCCAAAAAGTCATTGGGTGTGGCGCCGTACTCGGCATTGAATGAGGCATTGGCCCGAACAATCATCTGCCTTGTGCGCAGTGTGCGCTCCATCTGCGCCTCGGCCAGAGAGATGAAGTCAGCAATAGCCGCCGTCAGGTCATCTCGGTTGAGCCAGTCTGCAATGGATGCCTTCAATTCGGTGTAGGTTGTCAGAGCCATCAGACTGCCTTTATTTCTTTCATCACCCAGGTGTGGTCATGCTTGAATTCAAAAGTCCCGATGTGGCCAATCTCTTTGGAGACATCGTGATCAATCCATATTTTAAAGCCAGCAGCCGCTGCTTTCTGACAGAAAAAGACATCCTCACCGACATAGCCTCGTTTGTCCACGCGCCAAGGCGTCTCAAACCAAGGCTCGGCCAGTGCCGCAAAGACATTGGCCTTGATCATCATCACGCCCATACCCACAGAACCCACCTCTTGCAGGCCGGTGGACTCTGGCATTGTCCAGACCAACTCCCTCTCGCCGTTCTCTTTGTACAGTTGCGCTGTCGGGCCAGTGGGCATTCTACGCCGTGCGCAGTTGGTTGCCACAATGTCAAGGTCATGCTTTAACAGACGCTCGATCATGTCTTGCGGAAACCGCATGTCAGAGTCAATGAACAGGATGTGGGTACAACCCTCGGCCATTGCGTCCAGTGACAACTCTGCCCTCTGGTTGGCAATCAATGTGCCTTGAGAGATCTTGAGGCTCACAGCGTCATTGGTGTTGATCGTGTGATACGCGACCATGTTCACCAAGTCGTAGCTGTACATGGTGTGAACCATGTCCCGTGCCGGAGTGCAGACCGCAATGTAATTCATACTTTCCCAGGTCGTGTTCTAAAGAATTGATTGTCGGAGTCGTTGAGCCAGCGCTTCATGTACTCTTGGTCATCGATCTTGCCTTCAGCTTTCATCTTGTAATAGAGAGCCTCGGGGATGGACGCCACCAAGTGCCACTCGCCTGTCCAGTTGGCTTTTTCATCAGTCGCGTTATAGATGGCCTTGTTGGCCTCAATAACCGCAGTCACATCTTGCTCAGTCTCAATTGTCACATCGCCAGTTTCGGCATTCTCATGCCAGTAGCGGGTGATGCCTTGATCTTTGTTTTCGCTAAATAGTCTTTTGTGAATCATTTAAAAAAGGGCCAGATTTCTCTGGCCCTTCCCGTTGCTTACTGTTAGGAAGTAACCAAGTCAGCGGCCAAGCCGTGAGCATTTTCTGCCAAGATCTTCAGGCCGTACTCGACAAGCAGCATGCGCTTGTCGGCATCGCCTGTTTTGGCCAGTTCGATCTGCTGGTAAGGACGCAGCACAGTCATCTTTGCGTAGTCAGGATCTAGTACAAAAGCATCACGCTCGCGCTGGAATCTGTTCGCAATCACGGCTACATTTCCAAAATCTGAAACATAAAGATCTACAGCGCCAACTAAAGTAGCAGGTTTTGCACCGCCGTCAATGTTGAAGCGTGAAGATGCAATGCCGGTGAAACCAGAAACGCGCTGCTTGTTGACAGGGCCAACCATCAGGATTTTTGGCGTGCCGCCAGCAGTCCACACTTTCTGAATCACATTCTTGAGAATGGTTTCAGTGAAGGTGCGCACAGTGCCATCGGTACGGGCAGCGTTGGGCAGAGTCGTGTAAGTTGGGTTGACGCCGTTGGTGGTGTCAAAGTCAATGTTGGTCTTCAAGAAGGCCAGCAAAGACGCCGTCTTACGCGCAGTGGTCGAGTCACCAGCAACTGCACCAGTGTTTTGCAACATGATGAATTCTTGGTCCCTTTTTAGCTCGCTCCCGCGCTTAGCTATTTGGTATGCTAGTTCAGAGCGTCTGCCTGCCTTATTTACTACTTCTTCAGTAGCTGACAAGACAATAGTCTTGCGGCTGATCTGGCAGTAGTTCTGCACTCGCACAGTGGCGACCACGGCGTCATAAGTGCCGACATCGTCACCCTCAAGCTGCGCATTGGCAGCGGCTGCGGCCAAGGTATCCGTTTGAAATTCAAACAGAGTGTTGGTCACAGTTTCGCGTCCAATGTTGGACATGAAAGGCGTTTCTTCAGGCGCAATGTTGGTGATCACATTGCTAAGATCTTCCCGAATACCCTTTGCAGAGTAAGTCAGGAATGTATTGGTAGCGATTGTCATGATTTTTCCCTATCTTAGAAGTTTGTAAATTGCATCAGCCGCATCATCGACACGGCCCGTTTTTGCAAGACGCTGTTGTGCGCGAGTAACCTCACTTGTTGTCGAAACCCGACCCGCTGCTCCTGGCTTGGCTGGTCGTGGGCCATTATTCACCACAGGCTTGATGCCTTGACGCTTACTTACCATCTGGTCAAACAGTGCCGCTTTTCGCAGCAGTAAAACCAGCCGGTGATCGTAAACACTCTTCAAATCTTCATCAGAAAAACCGGCAGACTTGGCAGATTCAATCAGCATCGCTTTTTCCAGCTTTGCTTTCTTTGCATCTTTCCACTCTGGCAATGCCGCCAACAGCGCATCTCTTTGGCTTTCTAGATGCTGCTGCATAGACTGCTGTCGCTCTTGCTGACTCAACTGGTTAAGACGCTGCTGTTCGGCCTGAATAGCGTATGCCTTCTCCTGTCGATCCCGCAAAACCTCTTTTTGCCGCACCCATTCAATCGGGTCTTCGTTATAAAGACGATCCAAATCGATCTGCGGCTCTGAAGACTGAAGCTGGGCTTGTAATGCTCCCAACAATTGAGCGTACTGTCCACGCTCGGCCCGAACTGCCTGCGTCTCTGCCTCGACTTGCTTTCGCACCTCGGCAATCTGCTGCGTTTTTCGGGTGTAGTCCTGAGTCCTTGAATAGCCTTTTTGTAGCTCGTCCAGCGTGACAGAAACTTCCTTGCCGTCAACTTTGACGGAGAAAGTCTGTGGCTGTTCTTGCTCCTCTGACTCTTCCTCTTCTCCAGACTGTTCCTCCGAGGTTTCTTCATCTGGCGCGTCTTCCACACCAGACTCATCATCCTCAGAGGCCGCTGCCGTCAAGTCCTCTTCGGACTCTTCGGCTGACTGCGTCTCACCAACTTGCGCTTGTCCTTCTTCAGGGGCCAACATTGCTGAGATTGCACTGGCCGCATCGGCCAAATTCGTTGCTTGTATTTCTGCCATGATATTTTCTTAAATTAGATTTTTCTGTGATTTAGTGATAGCGCTCTGTGCAATCTTTCCGTTGTCCATGATTTTGGTCAACTCTAGCCGCAGGCCACTAATGGCTTGCAACATGCACCACGCTGTCTCTCTCTTCACAGACTCTTCGGGTTTCGATGATCGAAATACCCAAAGTTGGTCATTTTCCAATTTTGCAATCGCAGCGTTGAGGGTTTCGTCCTCAAGTAGCTGCTTGGCCTTTCGGCCCTTGTTTACCTGGTCTTCATTTGTCACTTACTGTGCCATTCCATTAAAGGTTGATGGATTCATCGGCTGCATCGGGGGCTGCTGCTGCTGCTCAATAAACTGAGCCGCCTGCTGCTGGGCCAGCGCTGCCTGCTGACGAATTGCTTCACGATCAATATTCTGAGCCGCATCGATCTCAGCCGTACTGATCTGTGACTTGTACTTTAACTCAATTTCATACTTTTTGAGATACAGATCTTGGGCCATCTGGTCGCGCTTCAAATCGTCATCCATCAGCATTTTCTGGCGCTGAAGCTCCAACTCTGCCGCCTTCTTCTGAATGTCGGCCTTGATGGATTCGGCCTGCACCTGTGCCAAAACCTCTTCGGGTGTCGGCTTGGGGGCTGGTGGTGGTGGCGGCACATAGTCGGCAGGGATGTCTTGGAAATAGCTGGACGCATCCTTGAACCCAGACAGCTCCACGATCTTGCGCAGCGTATTGGAAAACTGCTGCGGCGTGACCAATGGGTTTTGAGTGCCAAGCTGCTGCAAGATCTGCTCTTGCTTGGCCATGATCATCATCAAGCCTTGCAAACGCTCATTGGTGTCGCCATTACCAAGACCGATGTTAATGTTGGTGTCCATGTTAGATTCCCAATGGCTTGGGTCAATGGTCACAAACTCGTTGCGCATACGCACGATCCGAGCCTTGTCTTGGTGCGTGACCACCAAGAACAAAATGCCCTTAAAGAGCTTCTTCATGCCCTCGGCCAGAATGCGTGCCGTCAACTCAATGCGGCTCTGGCTGGCCGACACTGTGGCGGCCACCGCCGCCTTGGTGCTTGACTGCAATGCGTCAGCGTTCAGACCCATCGCCGCCTTGCTCATGCCGGTGCGGTCTTCGCGGATCTGATCCATGTACTCCAGCATCGGGAATGCAGCCTGACCCACAAAAGGTGTGGACATGGCCTGAACCATACCTGGCGCACGCATCCGAATGATCGCGCCCGTCTCGTTGTTCAGCACATCGTCAATGTTGACTTGACCTTCAACAATCGCTGTTCGCGGGTGGATTGACTGAGCCAAGCTGTCCAGCGTATTGCGGAGGATCTCAGACTTGATCTCTTGCAAGTCATGCGTGATGTCAAAAATTGACATCGCTTCCAATGGGCTTGTATGCGGCTCTGGGTCGCAGGGAAAGTCAGCAAACGGGATGTAGCTGGCTGGCAGGTTGCGTACCACCTTGTAGCCGCTACCCATGCAGCAAACCTTGCGCAACTCTGGCAGGCCATCGCCGTCATAGTCAACCCGTGAATACGCCTCGATGTACAGCACGCGCTGCATCATCGGGTTGGACGCATTCTCTCCGAAAGTGGTAGACAGGGGCTGCCGCGCCAGATACTCTTCATTGCTGTCCAAGTCGCTGCTGGAGATATTTTCGTCAATCTCGTCTTGGTCGTAGCCCATCGCCAGCAGGTCGGCCACTGTGGCCATCTGCCTGTGGGCAATAATCGTTGCGTCATCAAAAGACCGCGCCCTGCGGTCAAGCAGCAACTCTTCTGGCGGCACGGCCATCACAGTGATGCGGCCATCCTTGGTAACGCGCTTGACCTGCACATCGTGCAGCATTGGCGCCGGCATCGCCACCGGCTGACCCGTCATCGGGTCGATGGTGGTCATCTGCATCTCGTCAATGTCTGGGTCTGGGTAAGAAACCACAATCTTGACTTGCGCGTCAGGCTCTTGCATCACCATTTGCAGGGTCTGTTCATCCAATCCGGTGTAATCGTCAATCTGGACTTTCTCGTCATCAGTCCAGTAAAACTTGGCAATGCCGCACTTCCTAACCAGCGCATCCTTGAAAATGGCGTAGGCGGTCAGGAATCCGCTGTTGTCGTTTTGGAAAATGTAATTCACATAGTCGGTGGCCTGCTGCGCAGACTTCACATCCTCTGGCCCCCGAGGCACAAACTCGACCACATTCTCAGAAGAAAAAAACACCTTCATCAGGCTGGGCAGCATGGCGCTGACAGTGTCGCGCACCTCCATCGCCACCACCTTGCTGTTGCCCTCGACCTCATTGCCAAACGGGTCGCCTCGGTAGTACTCAGTCCCCCGCGCACGGGTTGGCGACAGGTCGCTGTCCACATAGCTGATGGCGTCAGTCAGGTCTTGCGTGATGATCGCTTGCAACTCCGCATCGTCCATCGGGGTCTGGGCGGCAATGTCGGTGGTGATTTTTTCGTTCATTTTTTGTTCCTTGCAGATATTGCTTTGGCCTTTGCCTTGGCATCGGCCTTGGAGCTTGCGCCCCATGCCTTGAGTGACAGCAGTAGCCGAGTCGGCTCCCCGCCCTTCATCTCAGGCCCAGGCATGTTCCCCATTCTCGCAAGAAATGACGCCCTGCGCGGATTGTCACCAGCTTTGACGGGTGGCTTGATGTCTTGGCCGGCAGCTTTCAGGCTTGCCCGTCCAGCAGCGTTCAAGCCGCCCTTGGGGTTTTTACCCTCCTTGCGCTGCCAGGCTGGGGTCTTCATCTAAACCCCGCTGTTTTTTTGGCCACTGACTTGGGCTGCTTTACGAATTGTTTCCCCGCAGCTTTTCCAGCACGCTTTGCGCGTGTTGTCGCAGCGTACTCAGCAGGGCTGAGACTTTTGATAGCAGCGCTTGGAAGGTATCGCTCACCTGTTTCAGAAGATTTTTTACCACTTTTAGTCCTCCAGTTTTGATCGCCCCAGTTTTTCAGGGATTGCTGTGGAGCTTTCATTTGTAACCCCCACCCTTTTCTTTGTAAGACTTAGCCAAAAGCTGCGCCTTGCGTGCCGACCATTGCCCTGCCGCCGTACCCTGCACCGCCCGACCCTTGATTGACTCAAACAAGGCTTTGCGCATGGTCGGCTTGGTGTAGTTGCCAGCAGCGTTGACTGTTGACTTGGCAGGCTTGGCGGCTTTCATTTCTTCGTGCCAATCTTGATCACCAGCATCGGCTTGCCGCCCATATCCTCACCCTCCATCGCGCTGTTCTCGCCGGCCTCGTAGTCATCGCCCTCATCCTCATCGCTCTCAGTCACCCAGGCATCGCAGGTGCGGCTGGCCGCGCACTTGAAGTCAAAGATTTCGCAGTAGCCGAGATCGGCTTTTTCGATAAACTCCTCGGCATCACCTTCGCCGCCAATGCCCTTCTCAATGCAATCGAGCATTGATTCCTCTTGATTGAACGCCGCGCAGTTCCCGCAGCGGCTCATCTTGGCATCTTCAATGTCCACCTCCCACTCGTCTGCCTTTTTCTTCCAAAAGGCAGTATTCGGCAGGTCTGGATTCTCAGGGCCGTAGTTGGCGCTGTTGATCGCCTTGGCCCTGTTGCGCAAGTTGATGGTGATGTCTTGTGTGGCCGTTGGGCAGTTCTCACCAGCCTCATCGTCACCCATCAACTGGCTCATGGTTTCTTTGATCGTGGCCATCAGCGCATCCCCTTTGTTTTCATGTTCTTTGCAGTCCTGCTGCCGCGCATGGGCAGCTTGGCCTCAGACAGTGCAATGGCAATGGCCTGCTTTGGATTCTTGACCGGCTTGCCGCTGGATGTCAGCTTGCCTGACTTGAACTCGCCCATCACCTTGCCGACCTTCTTTTGTCCTTTGGTCATCATCATGGTTTTCCCCATTTAGTTGCAATTGCCCAATTATGCAGTTCTGGACAGGTTTCGGCGTAAGGGTTGGCTCCACTTGCTGCTGGCCGCTGACCCAAACATCCCCGCCACGGCGTCACTCGCAAAGGTCAAAACAAAGGCGTCAGCCTTGTCTGGTGACGGCAGACCCCTCTTTTTAATCTCATCCTTGCCCTCAATGGCAATTTTGCCACTTGATGTGAAGGTGTAGCGTACTGTGGCCAACTCACTGATCAGCACATCATCCTTGGGCAGTTTGCAGTCCCGCGCCTCCAGCCACGCCTTGGACTTGTACCAAAGCTCGGCTTTGAGATTCCGGTAAGTCCCGCCCATCGCTGGACTCTCCGAGACATTGATCCCCCGCGCCGGCAGACCCAACTCCCGCAGCCGGTCAACCACCCCAGCGCCCAGACCGATGCTGTCCACCAGGATCTCCCGTGGCTGCTCACTCGGGGCCAGCGCATTGAACTCGGCCACCACCGCCCCCGTCAACTGCATCAAGTCCAGATTCTTCCAAGTGCGGATGCTCTCCGTCACCACATTGCCCTGCCGCTTGCACAGTGCCGACCTGTCACTCCCAAACCGCGCCACATCCAGCCCCCACACCATCGGCGCTGACTTGCTGGCCGCCACATCCCTGTGCAGCGCACTCTCCAGCAAGTCCATCGGGATGACAGTGTCATCGTCCCCTTTGGGAAACTCCCCGATCACCCTGATCCGGTAGACATTGCTTTCTTCGCCATAGCGCATGGCCATCTCTTTGACATACTCATCGCTCACCCGTGGCGAGTCGGTGCATGCCACCTGAAAGGTAGTCCACTCCTGCGCCAGCCTTGTGTGCGTGTCGTAGAAAAACCCGCTGCTCCGCACAGGATTGCCCAAAAGCAATGTCACGGCATTGTGGCCAGACATAGATCCAGCCGCCGCCTCAAACACCTGCTCCGGCACGCCGGATGCCTCATCGGCCACCAGCATCACATACTCAGAGTGAATGCCCTGCAATGCCTCGGGCTGCTCGGCCCGTGATGTCCTGGCACTTATAAACATCTCAGTGGGCGCGGCGTTGAACTCGATCCTCTCCTGCTTGACAGTCAGCAGGCTCTGCAATGGCGCAGGCATCGCGTTGATCCACCTCTTCAACTCCGCAAACATCGCGTCGTACAACTGCGAACTTGTCGGCGCTGTCACCACCACCTTGACAGGTGATCGGGTCATAAAGTACCACAGCATCGCCCATGAACTGGCCGTGGATTTGCCTACGCCGTGACCCGAGCGCACGCTGATCTTACGATCTCCACGGGCAATTGCACCTAAGAATTTTTCTTGCCAAGGGTCTGGGTCTACGCCCAGCACCTCCTTGACAAACAGCACGGGGTCGTTGTGATACCTAGCCACCCACTCGGCAAAGACATTTTTTTTGATCATGTTGGCGGTGTGCATGTGTGAATCGTGGTCAGGTCAGCAGTGCGCTTGCCGCAGCGTGGGCAAAAGTTACGCTCCTCTGGCTGTTCCAAGGCTTTATCGCTCATTCTCTCAAACCTGTCTTCCCACTCTTTTATCTTTGCAAAGTGGTAGTCCAGTGTCACTGTGCCGTATTGACTTGGCTGGTTTTCAGGGTCGGTTACGGCTTGCATTACCGCCTCACGCTCTGCTGCTGCGTGAAGGGCGGCAAAGCGTTCAAGTCTTTCTACAAAGCGCGGAGTCAATTCCCACATTTCCTCAAGCCCAGTCTCACGCGCCATGCGGATGATGTCTTCTTGTGTCATATCAGCAGACTCCACATGTAAAGCCCTGTAAAGAAAAACAGAACCGCTATCACCACCAAGGCCACCAGCACAAAGCCAACAACAACACTGCCTATCACCTGCCAAGTTTCCGGCACTGGCTCAATGTCGGCGGGTACTGCCGGATACGGCTTGACCTTGCGCGTCTCCGGCTCAAGCTCCGCATTGGTGAAATGGCAGAAGCTGGAGCACTGTGGCGTATGTGGGCAGATGCCGCCCGTGTCGCATTGTCTGTTCATACCACCTCCTCATAAGTCATCTCAAAAATGTCCGGCTTGCAGGGGTAGTGCTCACCCTTCACGCCAGTGATGATGAAGTCGCCAGGGGTGACGGCGTGCCAACCCTCCAGCGTAGCGATTGCGGGTTTTCGCACGCAACCAAAAACGTTGATGCTCTGGTGGTCTCCGTGTGCCCATCGCACCTTCCCCGACTCGTCAAACCAGCACATAAATACATGCGGATGGTCGCCATCTTTAAACCACTGCGTAGCCTCAATGACCACAGGTTTCTTGCGGTATTTCATACCACCTCCTCAGTCTTGCCAAGATACGCCTTCAGTCTCTTCACCCGATTCTTGTTATACGCCACCAGTGCAGTCGCGTACTCCACCCCACTCTCTGCTTGAAGCAGCGCATGCTCCGCATGCAGCAACTCATGCGCTATGGCTTGCGCTGGCGTGACGGTTTTAAGCATCAATCTCAATTCAGTCCAAATATATTTCCACATTATCGTTTCTCCCTTTTAATAATTCGACTAATTGTCATATCACTAACTTCAAATCTAATCGCTATCTCTTTCTTAGTTATTCCTTGATCGAATAACTTTAATACTCTGCTCACAGATATATTGGCTCTTGGTCTGCCAGCGCCCTTTCTTTTGCCGCCATGCGTCATTTATATCTGTCCTCTTTAATCGCAAGCTCAATTACTTCTTTCATGTCATCACTGATTAACTCGAATATATCCGCGCCACCTACCCAGACTTCAATTAATATTACCTGTTCAGGGATGGCAGGCTCAATAACTACCCCCGCCTCTTTAATCTCAGGCTCTGCGGCCTCCCACTCGTACCAGCACTCCAGTGGCTGGCGGCACAAATCCGTCACATGTTCATGCATTAACTTCATGCTGTCTCTCCTTGTAATGCCCTGCGGATTGCTTCGTGAGAAACAATGACCTTGTGGCTGGTTTTTAAAATTGCCGATATTGCCCTAAACGAAATTCCTGTCGCACGCATCTCTTTCGCGTACTTCAGTGCGGCCTGCTCTTCAGGCTTGGCCACCAGGACTGCCGCCTGACCCGTCCCTTGGATCGCATACCCGAACTTGGCGCTGCCACCCAGATGGCCACCAGCCTTGCGCTTGGCGGCTTGCCCCTGCTTCTGCCTTTCCTTCAGCACTCTGCGCTCATGGCCGGCAAATGAGCAAAGGATCTCCAGCATCAACTGCGCGTAGATGTTGCTGCTGTCAGTGACATCCCCATGCCCGTTGATGATGAGCTTGACGCCAAGCTCCTTGCACTTCTTGATCGACTGCAAGGCATCAAGCAAATCACGGCTGAACCGATCCAGCTTGGCCACGATCACAGTGTCGCCCTGCTGGAGCGTGATGCCGTTGGCCTCCAGCCGTGCAAAGAAAGGGTCAGCGCCACTCACGCCGCCATCCTCAATGAACTGCCAGATGGCTAGGTTGTGGCTCATCGCGTTGCCGTTGATCTGCTGCCTCTGCTCCTGCATGCTGGTGTTGTCCACCTGCTCTGTAGTGCTCACCCTCACATACCCGTAGACTGTCATAGTTGCTCTCTCTGTTAAATTATTGACTGACAGTGCAATTATGTAGCAGGTTGGCGGGTTGTCAAGGGGTTTTTAAAAAAAATTTTTTTTAGGGTTGTAGGTTGGTAGGTGATTAGTGCCGCATCAGCCGCCCCCGCCAAGGCGCGGGACGGGGGGGGTCGCGGCGCGGCGGGGGCCAGCCGGCGGCATCGAGGCGCCAGAAACCGAGGGTTAACCCTCGTCAATCGTGTCGTTGACAACCCCGTTTACGGGCGTGACAGATCGATGCCTCAATGCGTCCAGCGCCAAGCTGCCAAGGTCGATGTTCACCAGAGGCGCAGGCTTGTCACTGTAGTCATCGTTGAGCTTGCCGGCCAGCCAGCGCCTGGTGTCCACGCGCAGCTTGGCCACCTGCGCCTGTTGCGGTGTCGCAGCGTCTGCAATGTCGATGGTTTGCTCTGCTAAACTCTGAGCGCTTCGCGTGCGTGCGCGAGCGTAAGCCGCCGTGCGCCCCTCGCCGCCTCTGTCAACCCATCGATCAAAGGTAGCCGTACCAATCCCCAATACCTTGCACAGTGCGGAAGTCGTGCCGCCATTTGCAATGTATTCGAGTGCGGCATCCTCACCACCGAATGCATGAATGGCCTTGTTGGCTACGCTGAGTTCAGCCTTTTTGCTTTGGGCTGCCGCAATGTTCGCAGCGCTTTGGTCGGCCATCTCGGCCAATGTGTCACGGCTCATGTAAATATTCCTCAATGATTTTGAAACCTTCTGCGGCTGATCTGGCGATAACGCACAGGTAGCCCTCGCTGTTCAGTTGCTTTGCAATGCAACCCTGCTCTTTGCTGACAACCCCGACCTTTGTCTTCATCTCCACGAACAACCCGCCAAAGCCCTTGGATCGCCGCAGGACGCACAGATCAGGCATTCCAGCCAGTACACCCTCACCATGCAGCCTAACGCGCTCTGACGCCGATCTGTCGCCCCCGTTGGGTATCGCCGCAATCAGCACATCCGGATAGAAAGCCCTGACGCGCTGCACCAGCTTGACCTGTTCGGCATGCTCAATACTTTTCCTTTTGCGTTTTAGGTCAATTCCCACCATGCAGGTGATTCTACGGACTCGGCAGGCTTTGCGGCATCCTGATCTGCGAACAGGTGGCAGCGGTGCGGCACATCTGGAATGCACAAAGTGTCGGTACTTGTACAAAAGTCCTGACTGAACGAAACCTTGGCCCAGCCGTTCTTGACCAGCACCGATTCAAACATCCATTGCGCTGGCTTTTCGTTGAGCCTTCTGAACTTCTCAAAGTCCTCTGCCGTGAAGTTCCAGTGCTGTATCCTCGACTCCAAGTTCGAGCAGTTTTTGCACAAAACGCGCTCATCATCTTTCCATTCATCTGCCTGTGGATAACTTTTCACTGTCAAGCTCCTTAGTCGAGGATACCAAGTCGAAGATACCCCCCATGGGAAAAATCCTCGGTATCCTCGACTTGTCAAGCCCCTCAAAAATCGCTGATTAGGCTTGTGATAACCTGTGGATAACTCCACAGGGTTATCCCAAAGCGCATCACTTTGTCGGGGATACGGATCTCCGAGGTATCTTCGGGGTATCTCCGACTCCTCGACTTGCCCCAGAGCACTGATTTCAGCCCTCATGGCGGCCACCTTGGGACAAAATGTTCCACGAATTATTGATTGGATTGGGTGCAAATCTTCTGAAGATGGAGATCCCAATGGCCCGTTTTACATCCCCTTTTGATGATCCTGGGACTGCCGCATAGATGTCTGCCCAATCCAATTTGTAGGCATCTGGATGGCTGCGGCAGTCCCTTGGGGCGTTTGATCCCTTGCGGATAATGACCCCTTCTGGGTGTTCATTGATGATGGATTGGACGAATGCTGCCGCCGTGTCGCACTTGTCCATGATGCGTAGAGACTTGCTGTCCTCAATCCTGGCTGCCGCCTCCTGCTTGCGGCTGGATTCAGATGTCGGGTATGGGATGACAGTGATGCACTGGACATCCTGCATGTTGCCGTGACGGGTTGTCACGACTTCGTTGTGGATGTGGGTCTGAAAGCTGATCTCGCGGTGGATCGGCTCGTATCGGGTCTTGATGAGCCGCATGAAGCGGTTCTTGTCCTCGTCCATGAACAGGATGGCGGTCAGGGTTGCGTCACCTGTGAAGGCAGATGCGCCACGGGCCAAGGCGCTGTCATCACTTGTTTGCGCGGTCTTGGCGGTGTGGGTGATGATCTTGATCGGGGTTGAGAGTTGAGTGTAGATAGTCTGCTTGATGGCGGCCATATAACTGCCGACTTCAGAGTTATCATTCTCATTATCTATCTCTAATGTCGCATTAGAAGTATCTATTATCAGGAATGGCCGTTCAGTAGTTGTGTGTCTGATGACATTCTCTGCCAATAATAATATCTCTGGCACTTTGGAGCGCTTTGATTCAATGACGATAAACCAATGGGCGACTTCGATGGGGTCGAGATTCCAATATTTAATGTATGCATAAAGAGATTGCCTGACTTGATTGGCATCCTCGGTGACATAAAGAATCTTTCTACGGGATTCTGTTTTCAGTGGGGAGTCTGATAAGGTGAATCCAGCGGCGATAAGGCAGACCGAGATTATTGCCGTGGTCTTGCCGACACCAGGCTGGCCGGCGGTGACCGAGAAACTATGGGCGAGAAAGCCATCAATCAGATATTCAACAGGGTAGAGTTTTGTCAGGTCGAGGGTCAGTTCTTTCCAGTACGGGGCTGGCGCAGATGCCTGATCTGGGTTTGTCTCTACCCTTTCTGGGTTTGTGGCCTGCTGCGCTTGGATGTAGGTGGAGAAATCCTCGACTGCCGACTTTCGCTCTTCGGCGCGGCTCGGCGCTGAGTACCCGCCAAGTTTGGCATGGTGAAACAGCGTGCCGATGGAGACGCCCTTGCCTTGGTGGAAAGACTTCCAATGGGTGTCGATGTCCTGCT